GGATTCAACACGGTCGCTAAAGTAAACCCCAACCACCAAGTCCAAAGTGCCAGCGTCAGTATTTGCAGACTGAACGTCCGCAAAAACGAGCGGATAGACGATGCGCTCACGGCTTGGGGTTCGTAGGTTGATGGTGTTGTCCGTGCCGATTGCAAGAGGGTCGCCCGTCCCGAAGGAGTTTACTTGAGGATGAGCATTTGCAAGGTCCAGCAGGGCTTGCTTGATTTTTATCCAAGACATAGTTTTGCAGTTTCAGTATGTTTTTTTTATGCGCTCCCATGCTTAGCAGTCGTTACACGCCCCGAATTGTCCGTAGGGGTAGGGGTAGTCCAAATTGCTGTTTCCCATCCTACGGTTGCGGTCTAAGACCATCCCGGTGCGGTAGTTGGTAGCGTTCGGGTAGATGGTATCCAACGCAGAAGGAGGCGAGTTCCAAAGAGGGTAGGAGTTGCGGTTCTCCATGAGGTAGCGAGTAATGCGTTCGGAATACCACTCGGCATCGTTCTTGACTTTATCGGTTAGCCGTGTGATTTCTTCCATGCTCATCTGCGATGACTCTTCGCTTGTTCTGCGGACCATGCCCTTGTTCATGTACTTGAATGCAAGGACCATCGGCAACTCGTAGTAAAGCCATTGAATCATTGCAGGCTGAATGTAGTCCTCCAAGAGCGTTTGGTTGAGCGCAGATGTTGAACCGCTGACGACCTGTGTAATCAATTCCCCGTACAACGGAGAGCCAACGATGGGCTGAATCCGCATCTCCTGCACCTTGACAACCGTTGGACGGATTTGCGTGTAACTAACGTTCTCGTTGATGATGCTATTGTCCAGTAGCGTTTCTTCGCTTATGAATAGTGCCTTCATGCCTTGCTGATTTTATTGCCTTTACGGATGACCAACTGCTGCTCCCATACGTGCCTGCATTGTGGCCTGTTCACTCCGCTGGGCGTGTGATACCAACCGCCTCTCCTGTTCCAAACGGAGTAGCCCATGATAGCACTAATTCCGTCGATGTCCTCACGGGTGTAAACCTTGCCTTGCCCGGCCAAGTCAAGCATCACTTTGCAGAACTCACGGCTGGAGCCTTTGTCCTTGTTGCTGAAACCCGTGGCCCATGCATATTTGTAGCGCACCTCTAAGACTGGCTCTGCAACTTCCTTCACGTTCTTTGGAAGGTTCTGCTCGGCTATCTTGTCCACGGCCCTGCTGATTGGGTAGCGGTCCTTGGTGATTAGGTAAGCGACCCGCTTGGCGACCTTGGCCTTGCTGACCCCGAATTCCTTTGCCATTTCTTCAACCGATGCGTCCCGGTTCTTTTTGCGGTAGGCTTCAATCTTCTTGTCCAGTTCGACTTCCTCTTCGCCCAGTTCAGCAAAGGCTAAACGGATGTTTTCGTCAATGTTGGTGTCAAACCGCATCGGCTTGGAGTGCATGACGTGGTAGTCGTCGGCATGGCATCCAAACTTGCTTGCAACGACCTCCAAGACCTTAAACTCTTCGTCGCCCCATCCGTAGTCTTCGTCGTCTTCTTCGCCCCATTGAGGCTCGCTGAACTCTTGGGACTGAACGCCCAGCATCGTGTCAATCTCTTGGGCTGATAGCCCAAAGCCTGCTGACAGCATGGTCCGAGCCATTTCCAAAGTGATTTTCTCCTGCATATACTGCCTGACGATTCGCATCAGGTTTTGATACTCACGGCCCGATAGTTTCTTGATGTTCTCGTTTGATGCCAAGCCTTGCGGTGCAGTAGGTTCAGGGCTGACCTCTACGGCTGCAGTTGCTCCTGCAAGGCCCGAACCCTCCGCCTTTGCAGGCAAGGACACCAAGGCCCTAATTTCGTTGGCTGACATGGATTCCAAGACCTTGTTGGCAACCAACGGAGAGAGTGAATTGATAGCCGTGATAACGTCTTGAACGCTTGATTCGGTCTTGATTTCAATCGGTGGCAAGCCTGCTTTCTCACGCAGTTCTGCGGGGGTCATGGCTTGAAGGAGAGCCTGTTCGCTCAACTGCTCCGTGATGGGGTTGGTAGGAATCAACTCCATGCCTTCCACACCGTTGAAAGACCCCAAGTAGTTTATCATTCTTTCGACCTTCTGCACCCGGTCGTTCACATATGTTGCCTTAAACAACTCGTAAGCCTCGACCAATTCGTTGCGTCCACCCAATTGGCCTTCGGTCTTGACTCCGAATAGCGCGGGGTTGGTTACACGGTGTGCGATAAAGATTTCTTGTTGGATGGCCTTGTTCAAGATTTCGAACTGCTTATCCATGTCGCTCGGTGTCAGCGGTTCAAGCGTCGGGGCCTTGGCTGCGTCGTCGTTGAACGTAACCACAAAGCGACCAGCGTTATCCGTACCCGAAAACTTGCGTTTGATTTGACGCTCAATATCCCCCTGTTCTTCGGGTGTAGGGATGCCGTTGTTAAAGTTTATCAAGTAACCGCCCCAAAAGTTGTTGCGCAGGTTGTTGTTGTGAAAGTTCGCCACTTGCACGTCTGCTTCAATCCAAGCGTTCCCCCCGATGTATTCCGGCAAAGGATAGTGCTTAACGCCTGCAGCGTACACCCGATAGTAGAACAACTGCTTTCCGAGGCGATTCTCCGGGTCGAATGCAGGTATCTTCTCGATGTCCCCAACCTTGGGGAACAACTGCATCATGTCGTCGTTGTACCAGTCAGCAACCTGAAACATCTTCTCCTCTTTGTCAACCCTAATTTTCTCAAACGGGACGTGTTCCATCTTGGCGATGGTTCCCAACTTGGACCAAGTAACTGCGACCGCAAATCCGTTGAATAACTCCAAGTCAAGGACCAGTTTCTCGGTAATATCGTTGAGGTCCTCGGTGCTGGACATTCCGTCGAAGAACTTGATGAATCGGGCCTCTTGCTCTACGGTCAGGTTGTCGCCTGCCTGCCAGCCTCCGCCCATGATGTAGTTGACCTTGCCGTTGACAATAGCGTTGTGCTTGCTGCTCCTGCGATAGTTGTCAAGCAGGTAGTAAGGGTATTCGTTCGCAAAGCCGTAGGTGATGTACTTGCCCGAACGGTTTTCAAGCATCACTGGCACTTTGTGTTCTATCCCAAGCCATTGGGTAAAGTGTTGAGTAGATTTATTACTCATAGCGTGTAAGCATTAAAACTGATGGATGAGATGGTAATCGTCCTAACACCATCAATTGAAGTTACATAGATTGAAAATTCATCATTGGTATTTGCTATCAAAAAGGTTTCCAAAACTACTTGATGACCTTGGGTATGGGTCAAAGTAACTTGTGCTTCCGATGAGCCGATTTGTACGTCATTTTTGTAAATAGCCCAAAGGTATTTATCGTTATTTGCCCCCGCAAAAGTTAGATTTGCACTCACCCTAATTGCAGCGGATAGCGTCCCCGTATAGGTGATTGATGGCCCCGCAATTGTTCCAACTCTCGAAAAGTTGTTGGTTGATAGAATGTTGTTGCCTGTTTGAATCAGTAATTTGGTAGCAGTATTATTGGTCGTTACAAATGACCTATCAGCAGCCGTAGCAACCGAAGCATAGCCACGCTCGATATCAAGCGTTGCGGTGTCTGCAAGGTCGTCGAATAGGCCACCAACACGGGATGCGGTATTCGCCCCGGCAGCGGTTTCGTTGGTGATGGTTAAGGCGCTCGCTTGGAGTTGGCTTCGTGTTTGTACGCTCATTAGTTGAATGTTTGGTCAAAAGTTGGGTCGAATATGCCCCCGGCATAGACGCTGTAATTGATTGAATTGGCGTAGGTATTGAAGCCTATCGTTGCGGTTTGTAGAAAAGCCAAGCCCGTTTCAACGACCGCCAAAGCAGCGGCAACCGTGCTATTGGTATCGTAAACCTCATACTTATACGAGCCTGTTTCAAGCGACCCCACGGCAAGCGAAAATTGGTCATAGCGGTTGGTATAAGATGACAGGTTGGCTGATTTCAGCAGGGTGAAATCGGTCGTGGTGTTCTTGGCAATGCTCGTGAGGCGCAAGATGTAGCGGTCCCCCGTGCTGGCTCGCTCGGTCCAAGTAACCGTTAGGGTGTTCGTTGTGTCAGGGTTCAGGTAAAGCATCTGCTTGTAAATGTGCGATGCCCCCGAATTTCACAATTTGCGCCCAATCTGCCTGTATAGTTCGGCCCGCTTCTTGGCGGTTTCGGCCACGTTGAACCGCGTCTTGATGTCGGCCGTGAGGTTGTCAGCCAAGCCTTTACGCAAGTCGGGGTCAAGGATTAACTGCTTAATATACTTGTACCAGTCCTTTGGCTTGTTGTAAGGAACCAAGAACCCGTTCTCTCCGTGCCGAATTACGTCCGTGTAGGGGATGGTTTCGGATGCTATAATAGCCTTGTTCATCCACCCTGCCTCGACCACCTTCAACTCGGACTTCAGTTTGTTGAACTTGGTGTCCCTCAATGGTGCAAGGGTTACGTTCACGAAGTTGTAGCCACCGACGTACGAGTAGATGTCAGCAGCCTGAATGCGTCCGTAGTTCGGGTTGTTGCCTTGGTCGCTGATTATCTTCTCGTAGCCCTCATATACTGGATTGTTGTCGTTCCACCCTCCGAGGTAGAGGCGGTACTTGCCATCCAAGTTTGCGTCCCAGCGTAGTTTCTGCATCCCCTCACGGAGCAGTTCCATGTCCTCTCCATGCTGCGCACCACCGAACCAACCGAACTTGACGAGGTGTTTGTCGGGTTCTTCGTCGGGGTTGGGGATGAACTGCTGATACGCTTCGTAGGGTTCGTTTTGCAAGATGCTCACATTCGCATTTAGAGGCCGTATGCGAGAGGCAAGATGCTCGGTGGTACAGGTTACCCAATCAGCCAATTTGATGTGCTTACGGATGACCTCTGCGAGTTTGGTTTGGTGGTAGTGCCGGTACATGATGTGGCCCGATTCAAGCACCCAGTAGTCGTCCAAGTCAAGGATGACTTTGGCCCCGAATTGGGTCAGGGCTTTGTAAACATTTTCGACTTGCTCCATGCTTCCCTGACACCAAAGCCTGCTGAACAGGAACAGGTCTATCGAACGAAGCCCCTCGTCGCTGATGGTCGTGATATTTTCGACGCACACATAGTCAAACTCCGGGTAATTATCGCCAAGGTATGCGTTCGGCATTTCTAAGCGGTAGAAACTGCACCCGGTTGGATGGGCGTTGTAAACGATACAAATCTTCATGGCCGTAAAAATAAGAAGGGCAGCCATTGCTGACTGCCCCTCTCAAACCTCAGATGATGAAAACCTAAGTCAAAGATACTACGAGCCGAGTATCTGCGTAGTCGAAGGTGCAAAGACTGTGGATGCAATCAGGAACATCGGGTCAGGCTCCATCCCGGAAAGCGTTATTTCGTAGCCGTTTCGGTCGCCGAATGCAGTACCACTTCCAGCGGTTCCAGCGGTTGCCTCAAGGCCATTTGTAGCACCCAGCAACCAGTAACGACTGTTGTTGTCTTGAACGATGACGATGACTTTACCACGAGCGAGCAAACGGAGTTCATTGCGTACTGCAACTTGCAGTTTGTTGATGGTAAACGTTACTTCGGGGGTGTAGAAGATTGTGCCATTCTCCATACTTGCATTCAGCGTATCCGTCATCGACGAAGTTGCTTTGGTCAAGTCATACTCGAAGAACCCACCCGAAGCGTACCCCGTGAACCCCGTAACCGCACCTGAAAGGTTAGCGTTGCAGGACCCGGTAGAAATCCAGTTTTGGACGTAAATTGTTTTGATGCCACCGACTGAATCACGGCAGCCGAGTGTGTAACCAGTTGTTAGGGCGCAGGACATATGTGTATTTGGGGTTTAAGTTTCAAGGAACAAAAAAGTGAGGGGAGGTTTCCCTCCCCCCTACACATTAGGTCAAGCGGAAGTCAACAATCAGGTCGGGATAAGCGAACTGGACACCTGCTTTGAAGGCTGCTTGGAAGCGGACTTCGTCGTTGTCTTTGCTGAACCAGATTGAGAACTGCTCCTCGTCGCTTAACAAGTCGGTTCCGTAGAACAGGTTGCCGAGGTAGGTTGCAACGATGCGGTTGGTGTTAGTCAAGCCGGGAACTGCGATGACACGGACGTTTGTACCGGGGTAGATGAACTCACCATTAGCAAGGCTCGCAAGGTCAACTTGGTTGTACAATACAGCCAAACCACCTGTGGTCGTTCCTTGCTTGAAGGCTTGAACCAAGGTGCGGTAGTTGTTCCAACCGCAGAAGATTACGAGGTCAGTCTTGGTCAAGATGGCCTGTGGAATTTGGTTGTAGATAGCGTCAAAGATGCCGATGACATTCGTTGCAGTGATACCAACGGAGGCAGAAACCGCACCCGTGTTACCGCTGATGGTTGAACCCGAAGCAGCGTTCAAAAGTTGGTTGATACCAGAGAAGTAGGTATTACCCTGCCAAATTGCGTTTTCCAAAGCCTCGGCAATGCGAAGGGCTTTTTGTTCAGCGAAAGCCTGCTCGAAAGGAACACCGTCGTAGGTAGAGCCAGCGGTCAACTGCGTCTGCATCCAATATTGCTCCAAGGAGCGAGGACACAAAGTTTCTTGAACCTTCATACGGCCAACGGTGATATTCCGCTGGGTGAAGGCAGTCGTGCCTGAAGTTATGAAACCGCAAACATCGCCACCCTGCAATACTGCATCGGTGTCCATGAGGTTAAGGGCAGAAGCGAACTTGATGCCCACCTGCTTGGTGAACAGGGCTGCTGAACGAGCGGAGAATACCGCCTTAGTAATCAGCGGCAAACGCTGTTGGTCGGTGTAGGATGTTAATCCTGTGAAAGTAAAAGCCATTTTATTAAGGGTTTAGGGGTTTAGTTTTTTTTGAGTGATTGA